CTTTCCAAGTTGGAAAAAATACGTCCTTGTTAACACTGTTTTTTTTCCAACTTGAAAACGCTTTTTCCGTACCCGCCTTTCCTTTTCCAATTTTGCAGTATGAAATTTTAAATATCGCGAAAATGAATCTGACTGCAACAGCGGAAAACGGACGTGCCCGGATTGAACTCAAAGGCACAATATCAAAATGGAGGGAGACGGAAGCGGAATTCACTTCCAAAATTGAGCAACTGATAAGATCAGGAATCAAGGATGTGCATATCTATATCAACTCTCCCGGTGGCGAATGCTTCGAAGCCAACGAGATCGTGAACGTGATCAAGAAGTTTCCCGGCAAAATTACGGGTGAAGGCGGTGCGCTGGTAGCCAGTGCGGCAACCTACATCGCTATCAATTGCACATCGTTCTCCATGCCTGCCAACGGACTTTTCATGATCCATCAGGTCAGCGGAGGGGCATGCGGGAGAGTCGCTGATATTGAATCGGCTTTGGAGGTCATGCGCAAACTGAATGAGCACTATCTGAATGCCTTCCTGTCAAAGTGCACGGACAAGAAGAAAATCCGGGACGCCTGGGAGAAGGGCGACTACTGGATGAGCGCGCAGGAAGCGAAGGAAAACGGCTTTGTGACGGAAGTTACAGGCAAGGCAAAAGTCGATAAGGCTATGGCACAAATGATTACCAACTGCGGTTACACAGGTGAAATTGAGATTACTGACTCTATTAATAACGAAAAATCAAAAAATGACATGGATTTAACAATGTTGACTACCCGCTTCGGAATGGACGCAAGTACCACGGAAGCACAATTCATCGCACAGGTAGACGTGTGGAAGCGTAAGGCAGACCGCGTCGACATGCTCGAAAGACAGGAGGAGGCACGCAAGGAACAGGAAATCGAAAACATCCTGAACAGTGCGATCAAGGAAAAAAGAATCACAGCCGACGTTCGTGACGACTGGAAGGCGAACCTGACCAGCAATTTCGATACCGCAAAGAAGCTGCTCGACGCTATCAAGCCTGTGGAAATGCCGGAAGTTCATGCTCCCAGTCTGACGGATACCACAAACAAAAAGTTCGAAGACCTTCAAAACGATCCGGAGGCTTTGAAAAATATCATGGAGAAGAATCCGGCTGAATACGAACGTCTTTTGAATGACTACATAAAGCGTAACGGAAAATAAAATACTAACCATTTAAAAAAAAGAATATGGCACAACCAGTAGACGGTCTTTATTTGAACAAGTACGTCGATCCCCAACTGTTGATCGAACGTCGCAATTACAGGGCGGACTTCATGCAGGTCTTAGGCTCTGTTCCTGCCGGAGCTTTGGCTGCGGACGGTGTACGCAGAAACAAACTGATTAACAATGTCGGTTTTCGCGTAAACAACACGGAAGATTTCGAGCCGAAGCAAATGACCGGAAAGAATTATATCGTACCGTGGGAAATCTACGATACGGAACCCAGTTCCTGTACGGATGACGAAATCCGTTATCTCGCTTTTGACAAGCGCGCTGCTATCCGTGTGAAGCACAATGAAGCCTTTCAGGTCGGTATCCGCAACCATGTGCTGCACAAACTGGCTCCGGAGGATGATTCAAACGAAGAAATGCCTGTTATCCGGACAACGGGTGAGAAAGATATTAATGGTCGTTTGAGACTGTCTTATAAGGATCTGGTCGATTTTGCAACGCTCGCAAAGACGTGGAACCTTCCCGTTACCGATGCCCTGTACATGGTGCTTTCCCCCCTGCACATGGGTGACTTGTTGCTGGATAAGGATGCGTCCAAGTACTTCTATGACCGTACTTTCTACCTTGATCCGGCAACCGGAAAACCGAAAGGCTTCATGGGTATCAAGTTCTTTGAGAATAACGACTGCCCGTTCTATAATGCGGAAACAGCCAAGAAGGTGGCGGAAGGCACAAAACCGTCTGCCGAAACGGACTTTCAGGCAAGCACGTTCTTCTATGCTCCGAATACGTATTACCACATCGAATCCGTGAAATCCCTGTATCGTCCGGAAACGACCGATACACGCAGCAAGAGTCCTACATCCGAATATCGTACCCAAACCTACGGTATTGTAGACCGTATTGAAGATTTCGGTGTTGGTGCAATTTTATCAGGTAAATCCGTATAACGAATTATTTTATGGGAAATTTTACAGGAGTAATCATCAACAAAGTTAATGGCGGGCTGGTACGGGATACCGATACCAGTGACCGCATCATCTTGCTCGTGGTCGGTGGATCGGAGATCGGAAAACTTGAATATTACAAGCCGGAAAACCTCAACGACATTACCGATTTGGAAGCACTTGGTTGGGATGATACCATTGATCTTGAAAACAAGGAACTGGTGCATTACCATACCAGCGAAGTCTTCCGCCTGTCTCCGGAACGTTCGCTGTATCTTATGCTGGTTCCGAAGTCTGAAAAAGTGTCAAGCCTGCTGACGAAGGAAGATTTCGTCAATGCGGTACGTACCATCAACGGAGTAAACACCATCGGTATCTGCTCACTGACTGCGGACGAAACAATCACAGTAGCCGTACAAGAGGCACAGAAGATGGTCAATAAATTCAGGGAAGACCACCTGTATATCGATGCGGTAATATTGGAAGGTGTCGGAAAGTATATCAATGCCATTGCCGATGCTGTCGACCTCCGGAAGTTGGATGCTGAAAACGTCTCTGTCGTGATTGCACAAGACCCGGCACGGGCGGCAAAGGATGAAGCATACCGGACACACGCTGCCGTAGGAAGCGCACTCGGAATGCTGTCTGTCCGCTATGTACATGAAAATATGGGCAGTGTTGATATTGAAAACCACCCACGGACGGCAAAGGGGACAAAGGACTATCCATTGACTGACAAACTGAACGGGCTTTGGCTGGATGCAGCCTTGAGCAATGGCAAACCCTTCTCACAGTTGAGCGTATCCGACCAGAAAAAACTGACTGACCAAGGGTATATCTTCGTCGGCAGCTTTCAAGGGTATGCCGGATTCTTTTTCAGCAATTCATGTACGTGTACGGAAGCGGACAGCGACTATGCATATATTGAATATAACGCTGTTTGGAACAAGGCGGCACGTATTATCCGCAATACCTTGTTACCGCGTGTGAGAAGTAAGGTGAAAGCTGACCCGTCAACCGGATATATCAGTAATACCACGATCAGCAGTTGGGACGCGCTTGTCAAATCCGCACTGGAAACTATGGTAACTTCGGAGGATATTGCAGACTTCGACATTTATATCAATCCCAAACAGATGGCTGTCAGCGACAAGCCTTTCAATATCAAGGTAAAACTGGTTGCAGACGGTATTGTACATGAGTTTGAGATTGACTTGGGTTTCACAAATAAAATCTGAAAATATGGCATTGTTAGGAACATTAATCAACAAGTTCGGAAAAATAGCCGGATGGAACAGCGTCAAGGTTGTCATGCTCGGTCGTCAGGTAGAGGGTATCACAGCCCTTTCCTACAAAGACAGCAAAGAGAAAGACAACATCTACGGTGCCGGTGAATTTCCTGTCGGTCGCGGTGAGGGGAATTACAAGGCTGAAGCATCGATCACCCTTCTGAAAGAAGAAGTGAACGCCTTGCAACTGACACTCGGTTCGGGAAAGCGTCTCACGGATATCGAGCCGTTCGACATTCCGGTCATGTATGAGTATAAAGGGCTTGTCATGAAGGACGTAATCCGGAACGTCGAATTCACGGACAATGGCGTGGACGTTAAACAGGGTGATAAAAGCATTGCCACACAATTCACCCTTCTTCCCAGCCATATCGACTGGAATGTGGCAATGTAGTTTAATAACCGTTTAAAAGACTTTTAAAATGAAAGAAGAAGAAATGAAAATCAAGGCTGGAAAGCCTTACGAGGAACTGACAACGGAGGAAAAGGCTTTGATTGTCGATTTC